GCAGGTTTTTGCAACAAAGCTTTCAAGTGATTCAAAGGCCGCAGGTCGCTGGAACACTCACATGGGTGGTGATTACTTCGCTATCGGTGTTGGCGGCGCTGTTACAGGTAAGGGCGCAGATCTCTTAATCATTGACGACCCCCATTCTGAGCAGGAAGCCAAGCAAGGCAACGCCGCCGTGTTTGATAATGTGTATGAATGGTTCACATCCGGCCCCCGTCAGCGTTTACAGCCGGGCGGAGCCATCATTATTGTGATGACTAGGTGGTCTAAACGGGATTTAACAGGCCAAATTCTAAAAAATTCGTCTAAAGACGGTGTAGATCAGTGGGAAACCATCGATTTTCCGGCAATTTTGCCCTCTGGAACCCCTCTTTGGCCCGGATTTTGGTCGCTACAGGCCCTAGAAGCCCTGAAATCAGAGCTTCCGGTCTCTAAATGGGAGGCCCAGTACCAACAGAACCCCACATCCGAAGAAGGCGCGATCATTAAGCGGGATCAGTGGCAGCTGTGGGAAAGTACCACACCCCCTCCGTGTGAATACCTCATCCAATCTTGGGACACCGCCTTTGAAAAGAACAACCGCGCAGACTATTCCGCCTGTACAACATGGGGTGTCTTTCAACACCCCGACAAACACGGCAATTTAAGAGCCAACATTATTCTTTTAGATGCGTTTAAAGCGCGTCTTGAGTTTCCAGAACTAAAAGCCAAAGCCTTTGAGCTGTGGAAGGAATGGGAGCCAGATACATTGATCGTAGAGAAGAGGGCTGCGGGCGCTCCGTTGATCTATGAGATGAGAAAGATGGGCATCCCCATGTCGGAGTTTACGCCGGGCAAGGGAAACGATAAGATCTCGCGTGTAAACGCAATCTCAGACCTGTTTGCCTCTGGCATGGTGTGGTGTCCTGAAACCCGTTGGGCTGAAGAAGTGATGGATGAGTTGGCTTCTTTCCCTAATGGTGATCATGATGACCTTGTTGACTCAAGCAGTCAGGCTTTGATGCGGTTTCGCCAAGGCGGGTTCATCACTATTGATACCGATGAGCCAGATGAACCATTTAACTACCGCAAAAAAGCAGAGTATTACTAAGGAATATTATGAGCATCGATAAAGCAGTCAACCAAGCGCCCATGGGTTTAGATGATTTGATGGAAACCGAGGAGGGTGCCGTTGAAATTGAAATCATTAATCCGGAAGGATTAACCATTGGAGTCGATGGCATCGCAGTCGACCTCATTGAAGAGGAAGAGGCAGGCTTTGACGATAACCTCGCAGAATACATGGATGAGGGCGACCTTCAAAAAATTGCCAGCGATATGCTGTCATTGATTGATGCCGACATCACCAGCAGAAAAGACTGGACAGACATGTATGTCAAAGGTCTTGAAGTTTTAGGAATGCGCTATGAAGAAAGAACCGAACCTTGGAACGGTGCATGCGGTGTGTTCTCTACAGTTCTCACTGAGGCGGCAGTTAGGTTCCAAAGTGAAACGATCATTGAAACTTTCCCAGCCCAAGGGCCGGTTAAGACGCAGATTATCGGTGCTATTGATAAACTTAAAGAAGAGGCGGCAGAGCGCGTCAGAGATGACATGAACTTCAAGCTCACGGAGGGTATGCCAGAGTACCGCCCTGAGCATGAGCGTATGTTGTACTCCTTGGGCCTAGCCGGCGCTGCTTTCAAGAAGGTTTACTTTGACCCATCAATGGGTCGTCAAGCAGCCATCTTCCTGCCCGCAGAAGACGTAGTCATTCCCTACGGCGCATCAAGCGCCATGACATCTGAGCGCGTAACCCACATTATGCGCAAGACAAAGAATGACATCACCAAACTGCAGGTTGCCGGGTTTTATTTGGATGTTGACCTTGGCGAACCCATGGCCTTCTACACCGATGTAGAAAAGAAAAAAGCAGAGGATCAAGGCTACACCATCAATGAAGATGGACGCTACCAGATCCTTGAAGTTCATATTGACTATGACATGCCCGGCTTTGAAGATAAAGACGGCATCGCCTTGCCATACGTTGTAACCATCGAGCGCGGCACAAGTAAGATTCTAGCCATCCGCAGAAACTGGCTTGAAGATGATGAGTCGCGTTTAAAGCGCCAGCATTTTGTTCAGTACACCTACGTACCCGGCTTCGGTGCTTATGGTCTAGGTTTAATTCACCTGATCGGTGGCTATGCCCGCGCAGGAACATCTTTGATCCGCCAATTAGTAGACGCAGGAACACTGTCTAACTTGCCCGGAGGTTTGAAAGCCCGTGGCATGCGCATCAAGGGTGATGACACCCCAATCCAACCCGGTGAGTTTCGTGATGTTGATGTACCAATGGGTGCCGTCAAAGACAACATCATGACCTTGCCGTACAAAGAACCATCACAGGTTTTGGCTGGTTTGTTAGATAAGATTACCGAAGAAGGTAGACGCCTCGGTTCTATTGCCGACATGAACATCAGCGACATGTCTGCAAACGCTCCGGTAGGTACAACGCTAGCTCTGCTTGAGCGCCAGCTTAAGACAATGTCTGCGGTTCAGGCTCGTGTTCATTACTCAATGAAGCAAGAGTTTAAACTGCTCAAAGACATCATCCGCGATTACACCCCCGGTGAGTATGAGTATGACCCCTCTTCCGGAGTCCCTCAAGCCAAACGCGGTGACTACGACATGGTCGATGTCATTCCAGTGTCTGACCCTAACTCTGCAACGATGGCTCAGCGCATCATGCAGTACCAAGCTGTGATTCAGTTGGCTCAGGGCGCACCACAGATTTACGACTTGCCACAGTTGCACAGACAGATGATCGAGGTGCTTGGCATCAAGAACGCAGACAAGCTAGTGCCAATTGAAGACGACCAAACGCCCCGCGATCCTATTTCAGAGAACATGGCGTTCCTTACAGGTAAACCAACCAAAGCGTTTATCTTCCAAGACCACGACGCACACATTGCAGTCCACACCTCCATGATGCAAGACCCAATGGTAATGGGTCAGATGGGACAAAACCCCATGGCTCAACAAATGCAGGCTGCCATCATGGCTCACGTTGCTGAACACATTGCGTTCCAGTACCGCTCGAAGATCGAGCAACAACTAGGCGCAACATTGCCAGCACCTGACGCCAATCTTGGAGAGCAAGTTGAAGTGCAACTGTCTAAGTTGGTTGCTCAGGCCGCCACTCAATTGTTGCAAGTCAACAAAACTCAACAAGCGCAACAGCAAGCCCAACAAGCTCAGCAGGACCCAGTTGTACAAATGCAACAGCAAGAGTTGGCCATCAAACAGCAGGACGCTCAGACCAAAGCGCAGAAGGTCCAAGGCGACTTGGCGATCAAGCAGGCTGAGCTTCAACTCAAGATGGCTCAAATGCAGAACCAGCAAGGGGAAGACCCAGTGTTGGCCGCTCAACGTGTGCAGCAAGAAATTGCTCAGGCCGAGCAAAGGCATCAAGCAGAGCTGACACGCAATGAGCGCAAGCATATACAAGACTTGACTCATAACCAACAGACGCAAGACCTGATTGCCAAGCAAAAAATGTTGCAAATGTTGTTGAACACAACACAACAACCTAAGAAGGAAGAGTAATGCAACTTCTTGAAATATTACATGCAAAGTTGGAAGAACAACTCCAGCCATTGCGTAGAGCCGTAAGTGATGGTGGTGCTAAATCCTACGATCACTATAGGGAGCTGTGCGGAACAATCCGAGGTCTAGAGACCGCGCAGTTAGAAATCAATGACCTCGTGCGTAAACTTAAGGAGTCAGACGATGACTGAATTTGATGTTAGTGTGGTTGATCTAAGCGGAGTGCTCAATACCTCTGCTGAAGAGAAGGCCAAACAAGTTCCCGACCCGGCGACATACCACTTGCTGTGTATGTTGCCCAAGGCCGAGGAAGAGTTTAGCGAGACCGGAATTTTAAAATCTGCGACCGCTATGTACCATGAAGAGCTGCTGTCACCAGTGCTTTTTGTGGCAAAGATTGGCCCAGATGCGTTTAAAGACGAGAAGCGCTTTCCTTCAGGCCCAGCCTGCAAGGTTGGTGACTTTGTGTTAGTGCGTCCTAACACTGGGACCCGCATGAAGATTCATGGTACTGAGTGGAGACTCATTGCTGATGACTCCGTTCAGGCTGTTGTGCAAGACCCTCGCGGAATCCAACGCCCATCTTAAGGAGTGCATCATGGAAAAGACAGAATTTGAATTTCCTGATGAAGCGGAATCCAATCCCCGTAAAGGTGGCAAGGTTGTAGAGCCTGAACCTGAAATTGAGATTGAATCTAATGAAAAGCCTGAAATTGAAGTGGTTAGCGACGTTCCGGAAGCGGATCGTGGCCGTGAACCTCTAGGCTTTGACCCCGCAGATCCTACGGATGAAGAGCTGGCAAGCTACACCGAGAGCGCCCGCAACCGTTTAAAGCTATTTACCAAAGGTTTTCACGACCAACGCAGAGCAAAAGAAGCCGCAGAGCGTGAGCGTGAGGAAGCTTTAAGGATTGCCCAAGCAGTCGCAGAAGAAAACAGACGTTTAAAGGGTTCTTTGAGTCAAGGGCAGAATGCCCTCTTAGAGCAGGCAAAACGCACGGTTTCCAATGAGATTGAAGAAGCAAAGCGGATGTACCGGGAGGCGTATGAAGCCGGAGACACAGACAAGTTGGTGGATGCGCAGGAAGCACTCACTAACGCCAAGATCCGCGCCGACAAAGTAAATAATTTCAAACCCGCCCCTTTACAAGAGCCAGAAACTCCTGTACAAATCACATCGCAACCTCAACAAGTTGCGCCAGTTGACGAAAAACTACTTGCATGGCAAGACCGAAATCAGTGGTTTGGAAGCAACAAACGCATGACCTCATACGCCCTCGGGTTGCATGAGGAACTTGTTGATAGCGGTATACGAGTAGGCAGTGATGAATATTACAAACGTATTGACACTGACCTGCGAGATAGATTTCCTGACCAATTTGGAGCCGGGGGATCCGTTGATGCAAAACCTCAACGTACCAAATCCAATGTTGTTTCACCCGCAACTAGAAGTACTGCACCACGAAAAATCGTACTGACAGAAACGCAAGTGAACTTAGCCAAACGGCTTGGCATCTCTTTGGAGAGCTATGCTCGTGAGGTAGCGAAAGAAATGAGGAAATGAAAATGGAAAAATCTGCACGCCCTAGCCGCGCTCTTGAAACCCGCGAAGCGGTGGAACGTCCAAAACAATGGATGCCCCCACAACTTTTGCCTGACCCAATTCCAGAAGAGGGTTACGCATACCGTTGGATTCGGATTGCTTCTTTAGGTAAAGACGACGCCACTAACATTTCCGGCAAGCTTCGCGAAGGCTGGGAACCCGTCAGGGCCTCAGATCACCCAGAGATTCGTTTGTTTGGTTCTTCCAATGGAAAGTTCCCAGACAGCGTTGAAGTCGGTGGCCTGTTGCTTTGCAAAACACCTGTGGAATTTACAGGGCAACGTAATGAGTACTACCGCAAACAAGCGGAAGCTCAGATGAACTCTGTGGATAACACCTACATGCGCGAGAATGATCCGAGGATGCCTATGTTTAAAGAACGTAAGTCCACGGTCACTTTCGGTAAAGGTACTTAATTTTTTTGGAGTCTTAAATGGCATATCCTACCGTTGATAAGCCCTATGGTTTCTCCCCAATCAATCGTATTGGCGGAAATCCCTATGCGGGTTCTACTCGACTGATCCCAGTCGATTCCGGCGCTGTCTTTGATGGCGACCTCGTTGAAATGCTAGCTTCCGGCTCATGCAAAGTGATTGCCAGCGGTACTGCCGCTGCACAATGCGTTGGCGTTTGCGTTGGCGTTCAATATACCAACTCATCTGGTCAAACCGTTCAAGCCCAGTATGCTCCGTCATCTGGTGTAACCAACGTGTTGGCTTATGTTGTTGATGATCCTACAGCTTTGTTCAAGGTCGCAGTTGTGTCTTCTGGCACCACCATGTCTACTTTGACCCGTGCTGCTGTTGGCCAAAACGCTCCCGTGGCATTGAATTCTGGTAATACAAACACCGGCAATTCAACTCAAGCAATTACAACTTCTACTGATATTACGGCCACATTGCCGATTCGTATCATTGATGTTGTGCCTGAGACTGCTGTTACAACAACCACTTACGTTGAGCTGATCGTTAAGATCAACACTCACTCGTATAACAATACCACCGGTATCTAAGGAGTAACTTACCATGGCTATTTCACGCGCACAACTACTGAAAGAGTTGCTCCCCGGCCTGAACGCATTGTTTGGTCTTGAGTACGCTAAGTACGGCGAAGAGCACAAAGAAATCTACGAAACAGAGTCATCTGAGCGTAGTTTCGAAGAAGAGACCAAGCTGTCTGGTTTCTCTGCTGCACCTGTCAAGAATGAAGGCTCTGCCATCGCTTATGACAATGCACAAGAAGCATGGACTGCACGTTACACCCACGAAACCATTGCGATGGGCTTCTCCATCACAGAGGAAGCTGTGGAAGATAACTTGTATGACAGCCTGTCTTCACGTTATACCAAGGCTCTGGCCCGTGGTATGGCTTACACAAAGCAAGTTAAGGCCGCTTACGTCCTGAACAACGCTTTCGCTGGTGGCCCTACATACGGCGACGGTCAAGTGTTGTGCTCTACAGCACACCCCTTGGTTTCCGGTGGTACAAACAGCAACCGTCCTGCCACAGCAGCTGACTTGAACGAAACTTCGTTGGAAAACGCAGTTATTCAGATCGCCGCTTGGACAGACGAGCGCGGTTTGCTCATCGCCGCTAAGCCCAAGAAGTTGGTCGTTCCTCCAGCAAACATGTTCGTTGCAACTCGCTTGCTCGAAACTGAATTGCGTGTTGGTACAACTGACAACGACATCAACGCATTGAAAAACAATGGTTCTATTCCTGAAGGTTACACCGTTAACCACTTCTTGACAGACCCCAATGCTTGGTTCTTGTTGACTGACGTGCCTAACGGCTTGAAGCACTTCGTGCGTACCCCTATGAGCACTGGAATGGATGGTGATTTTGACACAGGCAACGTAAGATATAAAGCTCGTGAGCGTTATTCTTTTGGCGTCAGTGATCCCCTCGGCATCTTCGGAAGCCCCGGCGCATAAGGCTTCGGCCTTATCGGAAAGGCCCTTCGGGGCCTTTTTTGTTTTTAAAAATAGCTGTGGTATATTACCTGTAACTAAGTCACAGGAGCCAAAATGGACACCACAAACCTACCCAAGACCCGCGAAGAAGCCAAGAAAACCGGCAGTAAGTACTATTTCACTGGACAGCCCTGCAAGCATGGGCACATTGCGGCACGCAAAACCAAAGGAGCCTGCGTCGAGTGTTTGAAAGTTGAGTGGGCAAAAGGTAATAAAACCCGTGCCGATTACTTCCGTGAGTACAACAAACGTGAAGACACTAAAGATCGCAAAAACGAGTGGTATCAAGAAAACCGCGAAGCCGTGATTGCGGCAGCAGCTACTCGCCCGGCGCATGTATTGCGGGAATACCGCAACGCGTGGAAAGCCAATAACAAAACTCAAATACGCGCAGATACAAAAGCACGCCGCCGCAAACACCGTGAGGCTACACCCCCGTGGCTTACACGAAAACAAAAATCTGAAATACGCCAGCTTTATCAGATTGCCATCACGATGACTCAAACCACTGGAGAGCAGTACGTCGTTGACCACATCGTACCGCTGCGCTCGCATGAAGTATGCGGCTTACATGTGCCGTGGAACCTGCGTGTTATCACGCAAGAAGAAAACTTAAAGAAGTCCAACAAACTTGTTGCACCCCAAGAAACACCATGATATATTGCAACTAATCCGGGCTTTCCGGTGCATCAAACTGTCCCGGCAGACGACATACCGATTGATGCACTTAACTTGTATGTAAGGAATACATCATGGGATTCGCAACTCACCTCGGCCCTTGGCTGCTTGGCACTGTCAAAGACACAACCGGCACTACTGCTGGCACAGTTCGCAACACCGGCGCAACTCAAGTTACTCAACAAATCACTCTGGTCGCTGGCTCCGCTGTGACTTGCTGGATTCCAGCAGGTTCTATCATCAGCAACGTGCAAGCCTACATGACTACCGGCGCTGCTGGTACACCTAACGTGACTGTTGGCGGAACCATCATTGGTACTGTATCTACAGCCGCTGGTTTAAACAATCTGGTTGTGACCGCAGCCAACGTAGGCACTATGGCTAACGTAGGTGCTACTGATGCTCAGTTAAGTTTCACCGCAACCGCAGCTTCTGCTGGTGTGTTGAGCGTAACTTACACAGTACGCAACTCAGACGGCTCTTCTTTCCCAGCTTCTGCTTAATTAATCTAGGGGGCTTCGGCCCCCATTTACAAGGAGATTGATTATGGCTATGCAAGGTGACGTAACCTCAACACACCGCAATTCAACTGGTTCTGTTTATGTGGGCCGCACTCGCGTTAAAGGCTTTTCTATTTGTGCCACAGCAAGCACTGCTGGAACTTTATTGTTAAGAGATGGCGGAGCGAGTGGCACAGTATTGATTGAAATTGACATCCCATCAAACTCAAACCCAAATTCTTTTTATGTGGCGATACCACAGGAAGGGGTGCTGTTTGAAACGGATGTTTATGCAACATTAACAAACATTGCGTCAGTGACGTTGTTCTATGGCTAAGAGTCCAGCATGGCAGAGGAAAGAGGGCAAGAACCCCAAAGGCGGTTTAAACGCCAAGGGTCGAGCCTCCGCGAAAGCGCAAGGCATGAACTTGAAACCTCCCCAGCCGGAAGGCGGCTCCCGCAAAGATTCGTTCTGTGCGAGGATGGAAGGCATGAAAAAGAAGCTAACCTCCGCCAAAACCGCCAAAGATCCAGACTCACGCATCAACAAATCGCTTAGAGCATGGAAATGCTAGATCTCAATACAGTATGGTCAACAGTCTTAACAATTCTTGTCGGCTTGATTGGCTACATAATGAACGAAAAGTTCAGAGAACTTGCTCGCATCAGCATTCTCTTGAACAAAACTCGCGAGGAGGTCGCACGTGATAACGTTACTCAAGCAGAAGTTGAGCGGATTACTGATCACATTGACCAGCGCTTTAACAGGCTGGAAGAAAAAATTGACCAACTTATTCGCCAAAAAGGATAAATGATTATGTCAAATGGTAACCCTGCGCCACCACCACCCCCACCACCCCCACCATCCAGAGACGAAGGTTCTCCAAATTTTGGCGGGGAATCTTCATCATTGGGGAGTAGACTTCGTGAAGCCATGAGCGTTCCTCTTGGCGGCGGTACGCTATCGCCAGCCAAAGTTGGTAAGGGGTACGGGGTTCAGTGGACTAAAAAGTTTAATAAGGGCGGCAAAGCTAGTGCTGCCTCTAAACGTGCTGACGGCATTGCCCAGCGCGGTAAAACTAAAGGTCGGTACTTGTAATGCCAAGTAGCTCTAAAAAGCAACACAATTTCATGGAAGCGGTGGCTCACAACCCATCGTTTGCCAAGAAAGCAGGCGTCCCACAGTCTGTGGGCAAAGATTTTTCCATGGCTGATAAAGGCCGTAAATTTGCAAAAGGTGGCGATATGAAACACGAAGACGTAAAGATGGATAAGAAGATGATGCAGAAGGCCGTGAACAAACACGAAGGCCGTTTGCACAAAGGTCAGCCTATGACCAAGCTTGCCTCTGGTGGGTTTACACGCTCTGCTGATGGCATTGCTTCTAAAGGCAAAACCAAAGCCAAGCAAATCAAAATGAACTACGGCGGAAAGTGCTGAGTCATGAAAAAATATGCTGAAGGCGGCATTTATACTGCTGAAATGGGCCAGCCGCCCATGAATCCTGAAAGCGCTCCCCCTTCTAAGAAGCCAGCGCCCAAGGCTCAGCCCCCTAAAAAGTCTGTCCCAAAAGACACCGTGTTCCGTGAAGGAATGCCTGTCCCTCAAGACGTCGATGGCGGCTCTGCACCTCGTAAAAAGAAAATGGCTTCTGGTGGCTACACACGAGCAGCTGACGGTATAGCCCAGCGTGGTAAAACACGCGGAAAGATGTGCTAATCATGTTGGCCAGCCGTGGCATGGGGGCCATATCCCCAAGTAAAATGCCCAAGGGTGTTAAGAAAGCCCGAAGGGATGATACTGACTTCACGCAGTACGCTGAAGGCGGTAAGGTTGGCTTGTACGCCAACATCCATGCCAAACGTGCTCGCGGCGAAAAGATGCGTAAGCCCGGCCAGAAGGGTGCGCCCACTGCTCAGGCTTTTATTGACTCTGCAAAGACGGCTAAAAAATGACCACTACCGGATCCACCCTCTTTAATATGGACTTCACGGAGATTGCCGAGGAAGCATGGGAGAGGGCTGGACGTGAAATGCGTTCTGGCTATGACCTGAGAACTGCCCGTCGTTCAATGAATCTGATGACCATTGAGTGGCAGAACAAAGGTATCAACATGTGGACCATGGAGCAGGGTGTTATTAACCTGACCCCCGGCCTGTCTACATACGCATTACCTAAAGATACGATTGACCTGCTAGAACAGGTTATCCGTACTGGTCAGAATACATCGTCTACACAGGCCGATTTAACCATCACACGTATTAGTGTTTCTACTTATGCGACCATCCCAAACAAACTACAGCAGGCGCGACCGATTCAAGTCTGGGTCCAGCGTTTGTCTGGTGAAGTCAATCCTACAAGCTCTACGCTTGCAGCGACCATCAACTCCACGGACACCACGATCACGCTTAACTCGGTGGTTGGGTTAGCCGGAGCTGGATTTATTCGTTTAGACAACGAAGATATTTACTACACATACGTCACAGGCAATACTCTTGGCGGT